AGATCGTCGGACATTTTGTTTTACCCCTCGGCGCGTCCTTAACTTCTTTTTCCGCATTCCGCCCTGGTTAACAATTCCACTTTCATTTAATTGCTTCAGTTTTTCTTTAATACCTGGTTGGACATTGCGTCTACGAGTTCGTTTAGGTGGAGCAGCCGGTGCAACAACAGGTTCAACAGCTGGAACTACAGTATCAACTACAGGTTCAACAGCTGGAATTACAGTATCAACTACAGGTTCAACAGCTGGAACTACAGGTTCAACTACAGGTTCAACTACAGGTTCAACTACAGGTTCAACTACAGGTTCAACTACAGGTTCAACTACAGGTTCAACAGCTGGAACTACAGTATCAACTACAGGTTCAACAGCTGGAACTACAGTATCAACTACAGGTTCAACTACAGGTTCAACTACAGGTTCAACTACAGGTTCAACTACAGGTGTAGTTGGTGGACCCACAGCAAGTTTTGGAAGCTCCCTATCTGTTTGCGGTTCGGCCGGTTTCTTACCTCGTTCTCTCAACTTTTTCAATGCATCCTTCATTGGTGTCTTTGATCCAGGTTCAAGCTTTGCAAACGCTTCGTCAAAGTATTTGCGCAATGTTTCGAGCGACTCTCGTGTAGCACTTTCAAGTTTAATCAATACTGTGATAAGACGTGGACGACTGAATGCCTTTGGAATTGAGTCTAAGATAACCCCTGCTTTCACGAGATCTGGCTTTGGTAATAGTTCAGCAGTAATGGGAGTTTCAGGAACAACAGCATTAGTAGCAGCATTAGTAGCATCAGGTGGAACAACAGCATTAGTAGCAGCATTAGTAGCACCAGGTTCAACAGTAGGAGCAGTAGTAGCACCAGGTTCAGTAGTAGCACCAGGTTCAACAGTAGGTTCAGTAGGAGCAGCAGTAGCATCAGATTGAACAATACCAGGTTGAAGAGCAGTAGCATCAGGTTCAACAACAGCAGGTTCAACAGTAGCATCAGGTTGAACAACAGCAGGTTCAACAGTAGCATCAGGTTGAACAACAGCAGGTTCAACAGTAGCATCAGATTGAACAACAGCAGGTTCAACAGTAGGAGCAGCAGTAGCACCAGGTTCAATAGGATCAGCTCCACCTTTCTTTGCCACACCTACTTTCTCTTTTACAGTCTCGACAACTTTGACAATTTGATCTGGAGTAGCAAGTCTAAATCGAATTTCACTGGACTCATACTCGGCGAGTTTCGCAAGTAATCTGTTTCGTTCAGACTTGAAATCAGGACACGGTGCAGAACGAGGGTTCTTACGTCGTTCAGCATCAAGACGTGCTCTTACTGCGGCTTCAACCTTTGCTTGGTCGGATTCAGAGAGTTCACCACGTGTTGAACCATATCCAGCTACACCTGCAATTGCTGCAAGTACAGCTAATGAAATAGTCGCAGGTTCAACTCCACCAGATTTACTTCCACGACGTTGTCGCCCCATTGCTTTAACCATACAAACGATTTGCGTTGAGCCCAACCAATGCGATCAAACTAAAGAATATAAGCATGACGAAGAAGAATCCAAACATATATGCGAAAAAGAGAACTAAATAGCTAAGAAATCCATCGGAAAACTTGGCTGCCAAATACGGAAGTCCACTCGGTAGAAGAAGTAATACAACCATAGAGAGAAACACGAGGACTGCAAACAACCCTGCCGCGACCATCCAAGTCTTTTCACCTGGAACGACGACACCTAATACAGTAATAGGTCTCTTCGTTTCTTCAATCGTATTCTTGTTTGGATCGTATGCAGCGTTGGTAGCCATTACTTCAAGATGGGAAACAAACTTTAGTCCTCTTCTCCTCCTCCTTTCTTACCCTTCTTAACCAATCCAAACTTACCCTTGCGTGTCTTGAAGCCGAGTTTGACCAATCGGTTCTCCTTCTTGGCCTTCATAGACTTCTTACGCGAGACAATGCGCCCTGCCTTGTTGTATTTGAGGTCGCCCTTGGTGAGACCACCTGAAGTATGATCGGCTGTGCCATGCATAACTTGTGCGCGTGAACCAACTGCTGATTTCTTACCTCCTTCCATTTTGATTATTCTCTATAATTTAAATTTTGGATTGAAAAGGATTCGAGTTCCATGTGAACGTAAGCATCTTTGAAATGGAATGTGTTCGCATATCTCCAATCCTTCTGCCGATTTTCCAGAATACCGACAACATGGATGAATTGCGGAAATCTTGTATAAAGCACCTGCGTTAAACGCGGAGTGAACAAGTAACACATCTCGTTGGTATGTCATTATTTCTTTGAATTTCTCTATTGCGTCAAATTTTGCTTGTTTCTCAGAAACTCCATTCTTTAGAAGTCTGTAGTATTCCATCCAACAATCGAATTCAATTAAGTTAGGAACACGTAGAGCCCAAATATCATAATACCAATCTGTGGCTGCGGTCATTACCCCCCACGAACTTAACTCAAAACATGCATCAAAGGATGCCTTTTGAACAGGGTTTACAAAGACATCATCCATATCTACCATGAACATATAGTCGAAAGACGGAGGAATGTAATAGAGTAGTCGATTCCGAATATACGCAAGACGATCAACTCGATTAGGATAACGAAGTTTTAGATCTGTCTCTTGGACGATTTCGATATGTCCACCTTTCGCCTTCCACTCATGTAATAGAGCGGACGTGTTGTCTGTAGAATCATTCTCGTACACAACAATCTTACATTCTTTCCACCATGATGCAATTGTAGTCAAATTTGATAATACATGTGGTAAAAACGTTTCTACATTCTGACAGGTGCCTAGAATACAGAGTGTTTTAGAGTCCATTGTTAACTATTGACAGAAACGGTATAAACCACAAGTTATCGGCAGTTTCTCAATGAGAACGGATTGAGTATGTAAATATTTACAAAGGCTCCACTCTACACATTCTTCGTCTTTAGAACATTGTTGCGAGATACTGTAGTCTGCATAAAGCTTCATAACTTTCGGATGACCACACGCAACGAAATCTGGGCAATATTCTTGTGGATTCCAGTCACCTGGTTGCCATCCAACGTTAAACCCTTTGGGTAAAGCTGGTATATATACAGTGTCTGAAGACTTAAGTGATTCGAATGGTATTGGTGAATCAAACATAGCATCCGATCGGATTCTTACTATATAATCGTAATCAAGGGGGTTATCGATTAGAGAATAGCTCTCGCGAATACCGTAAAACATAGCAATCCTGCGCTGTTTGTGATTCTGAACAGATGTATCTTTCGTTTCAACTTTCACCTTAGTTGGTTTGAATAGTTTCAGATACTCAGCTGTCGAATAGACGTGTATTTTTGAATGCCAGTTGTTTCTTTCTTTGAACGGATTTGTAGTTGTTTTTTCAAGACACTCCCAGGTGTGTATGAAAATATCTACAGTGTGATTTTGGTATACAGTATCACAATGGTTCTTGTATGTAGCGTATATATCACGCGCTTCACCACTATAACATACTGCGATTTTCATCTTTATACTCTCTATGAAAAGTTTCAAGATCTTCTGGAACGCCAATACCCCACATATGAAGACAGGGGCATATAGTAAAATGTTTTCCATCTGCAATTGCTTCATTGAATACCGGAACAACATAGAACTCATTATTCACTCGAATATTCTTTGAAATCATCTGCTCTGCGTATTGGACGAAATCGGCACCACGTCGCCACATATACAACCCTGTCGTTGCATGAGGTGAGAATGGATCCTTTTCACGAACTTCGCATACAGTTCCAGTTTCGTCAAGTTTTGCATAGGACCACTTTGGATGTCTATTGCCATCAAAAGTAGAGATCGTTCCGTCAAACTTTGACTGTGATGGATTGTATAGAAAATCAAAGACAAGTTTGAATGCGGTATTACAGTCTTTAAATTCAATGAACTGATCACTGTTGATAATGATAAGAGGGCTTGAAGTATCAATGTACTCTCGCGAAAGCAATACTGTACATGCTGCGCCTTCAGTTGTCTGGTCTACGGATACAGTATTACAACCTGGTACTAACTTTTTCAAGTACTCGCTTGCATTGTATGTTTCTTCGAACTCCTTACGAATGATGAATGTATAGGTAGCATCTAACCCTAGATTACGAACAACCCATGAGATCATTGGAGAGCCAAACACTGGAATAAACGGTTTTGGATCTTTATAACCTGCTTGTACGAACCGACTTCCATTACCAGCCATTGGAATGACAATGTTGACGTGTTGAGTAAGGTTTGGACGAGCATTCAATACATAATCAAGTGTGATATCGGATGGGGTTGATACTCGATGAACTAGAGCCTTACTCGCAACCGCAGATTGAAGACCTACATAAGAATCCTCAAATATCATTGTTTCATCAGGTGAAATACCCAACTGTTCCATTACACGAAGATAGATTTCAGGAGAGGGTTTTGGAGAAGATACATCTTCATTGGATAGGATGATATCCATGCGATCCCGTATTCCAAGTTTAGTTAGAACTGTATCCACCGTTTTTCGAATACAATTTGAAGCGCATCCTATACGAAGTCCGTGTGCACGGAGACCTTCTATCATATGAATCAAACGATCGGACATCTCTAGTTTCTCAAATGCTTGGGTGGTCAGTTCTTGTTTACGTGTATATATTACATCACTTGAGGATTCGTCAAGACCTAATCGAACGAGTTTCATTCGAGTACTGAGACCATTGTAAATAGTCTCATGATCACTTTGACTGATTTCACGACCCACGCATTCACGCAAGGCTTGATTGAGTGTATCGTAGTGGATTTGACAGGAATCTAATAAGACACCGTCCAAATCAAATATGATTAACTTACGCATTACTAGAACCTATAAAGTAATTATGAAAATAATAGCGCACCGTGGTAACTTAGAAGGTCCGAACAAATACACTGAAAATAAACCAGAGACAATTTGCAGTGCGATTGAGTATGGATTTGACTGTGAGATTGATATATGGCGCATAGATGACCAGTTATGGTTGGGACATGATGAACCTCAATACGTTACAAGTTTATCCTTTTTGACACAGTATCATAACGGATTATGGATTCATTGTAAAAATATAGAGGCTCTTATTTACCTAAAAGATGACTTCAACTGCTTCTTCCATGACAAGGATTTATATACACTCACGAGTCGTGGACACATCTGGGGGAACATTACTAGCCCATGTAATTCATCCGTTATACAGGTAATGCCTGAACACTCACCGTATCCATTTACTAAGGAAATTGCTGGAATTTGTACTGACTATCCGATACGTTACATCGGCTTGGTGGCATGAAAGAAAATCCAAGCAGGATGGCAGTCACCTGGACCGCACGGGCGGATCGTGTACTCAAAATCCACGAATCCGATAGCGTCCAAATCACTCTTGAGTTGTTGCGGGTCCTTTACTTGTGTGTCACATGCGCGGTTCGTTCCAGTAGCGGCATAGTGATTGTCGTAGTAATCGACGCTATACGGGGAAGGACTACCATATCCCATCTGTGCTGTAAACACTCCACCCGGACTTAATACGCGGAAGAACTCCTTGAAGTAGTTGTACCGAATCTCGTGTACACAGATATGCTGTAGACAGATTGTGCTAAATACGACGTCATATGTCCCACTCGGAACAGCGGCAAGGTCTACTCCATTGCAGTTGTATAGTACAAAGTTATCGGGATTATGATTGTTTTCGCGGATCCAGACCCTTGCGTTTTCTAGGTTCTTGATGCTGATATCTACGCCATCGATCTGGTTGAACTTATCGGCATATTTCACCAAATTACGTCCTGGACCGCAACCGAAATCAAGTGCGCGCTTTTCCTTCAAGTCAGACAGGTCATTAAAGAGAAACTTGTAATCGCTCCAGTTGTTATGGGCGTCAAATGAACCTACAACGGGGTCGCGATTCGTAACATTCCAAGTAGATGCCATGTCCTCGTAGAGAGCCTTCTGCATATGTGTGTACCTATTCTCGGAAACTGGCATTTATTAGTTTCAAACAACTGTTTTTGGGTTTCCAAACACAGTGGTGGGTTTCCCCTTGTTACTTATTTATGTTATACTACGTTTAGTTGGAGTATGCAAGACCGCCCATACCTGACATAACTCGGAGAACGTTGTAGTTGACTGCATACACTCGGACCTGAGCAGTGCGGCCAGATCGGACTGTGTTGACTGACACAGTGAGTTGAAGAGTTGCCTTGTCGATACGTGAGAAGTTGCAGGTACCGGATGGCTGGTGCTCCTCTGGCTTGAGTGCGAAGGAATACACGTTGATACCTGGTTGAGGGGTTCGGCTGTGGTGCTGGTAAGGTTGAACGCGATCGAAGTATCGTCCCTCGCGCTCTGTGAAACGGTCTTGGCCGTTGAGCTGGAGCTTGGCAACCTCGACTGGGTTCTTGCCTGAGCATCGGACACCGCTGTCGAGGATAACCTTGGCGAGAAGGTAGTTGGTTGTGGCTGCGAAGACTTCCTCGCCTTGGTTGTCACCTGAGTCTAACCAAGAAGCACCTCCAAGAGAAGGACCGAAGGCAATTCCGAGACCTGGGAGGTAAGGACCTGAAGGACCATCACCAGAGGTTGTGGGGATTCCCTGAGTGCTGCCAGAATTGGAGTTACCGAGGGAGCCACGGGCAAGGACATCCATGACAATACCCTCAGTGCTGAAGTCATCTGTGTAGTTGAATGGCTGGCATCCATTGACCTCTGCGATGAAGTTCTGGTTGGGTGTGCAGTCAACGAAGGAGTCTCGTTGAACAACCCAGACAAGCTCCTTCACTGGGTGGTTGAAGTTGAGCTGGATCTTGTTGGAGGAGGATGTGATGGACTCAGCACCAGTGAACTGGAGTTGCTCAATCAAATACTCGTGGGTCTGTTGAGCAAATCGTCGTCGCTCTTCAGTGTCCAAATACACGTAGTCAATGTAGAGGGAGGCAGCTGTGAGGGATTGGATTGCAGTAGAGGCTGCAGTGGCACCTGTAAGCTCATAATAGGTACAGTTGATCCATTGCTCGAACTCAACATTGATACGGACCTCGTGGTACTGGAGGGCAATCAATGGGATTGCAAGACCTGGGTTTCTGCAGAACCAGAATTGAAGAGGGATGTAGAGTGTCTTGGCTGGTGTGCCTGCACGAGGAGCGCAAGAGTTGGTGAGTTCTGCACCGGCGCAAGAGGCATCCAAGGCATAACCCCTCTTGTCCTTGACGAGGACGAGGTCGTGGGTGTTGCCAATCATGTCATCGAGGGCTGCAATGGTACCTGCATCCTGGGAGAGCTGGGTCCAGATTTGGAGCCAGTCGCCATATTGTCTGTCAATTCGTTGACCACCAATCTCGAGCTCAATGACCTTGAGCAATCGGTGACCAATATAGTTGAGCCATCGGAAGCGGTTCAAGTTAGTGCCACCGGCTGTGAGGTCAACTGCTGGGAGAACGACTTGAACATATGTTCGGTACATCAAGTCGGCGTTACGGTTGATGACTGCAGTGACACGCTTGTTGAAGTCAGCCTGGCCGTTGAAGGTGACTTCAATGGACTCCATGGCGAAGTTTGTATGGCGCTTGTAAAGCACCTTCCAGAAAGTGATTTGAGGATTGCCGGAGATGTAAATGTCCTGCGCACCGTAGCTAACAAGTTGTAAGAGACCGCCACCCATGTTGTTGTGTCTCATGGCAAGAAGATTTTTTTCAAGAACGATGTAGGAAAAAAGGAGTTAAGGAGTGCCCTCGGCTAAACACCTATGGATGAAGATCAAGTATTAGCACTTGGCGTCGCGGTTACCTTTACACTCACAGGCTTATGTTGTTTGATGTGGGGACTTCATGGTATGTTCATACGAGAGCGGATTACTGAAGAATCATCCGGGGGACAATATGCATCGCTTCTAACTCCTGCATCCACAGCTTCATCGCGTAGGGAATCGTTTTATTGATAAACTCAGTCTTGTTACCACAGGTTCCACAGGAGTAGATGGATTCCTCTTCGTTCATAATCGCAAGAGTTCCACACGTCTTGCAAATTCCAGTAGGGAATGGATCGGACATATCCATCAATCGTTCTTTGGTAAATGCAGCAACACCGTGAGAGAGTAAACAATCCCGTTCCATCTCACCCACACGAAGACCACCGTCTCGTGCACGTCCTTCACAGGGTTGTCGTGTTAGACTGACAATCGGTCCCTTACCTCGACTGTGCTTCTTATCAATGACCATGTGCTTCAAGCGCTGATAGAATGTAGGACCCATAAAGATTTCAGCCTGCATCATTTCTCCAGTCTGTCCATTGTACAGAATCTCATTGCCATAGGGATGGTATCCAAGATCCAACATATGTGCTTTGAGATCTTCAACTTTCAAGTGACTATACGGAGTTCCATCACCGAGTGTTCCTCGTTGAACACCTACTTTTCCAAAGATGTTCTCCATCAACTGCGCAATCGTCATACGAGAAGGAACTGCGTGTGGATTCATAATCAGATCCGGACGCAGACCACTTTCAGTGAATGGCATATCCTCTTCATTCAACAACATCCCTACAGTTCCCTTCTGTCCGTGTCTGGAAGAGAACTTGTCTCCGATCTGAGGAATGCGTTCAGACACTACACGCACTTTTACGAACGGATACCCATCACTGTTCTTATCTTGCCACACTCCATCCACACGACAAGGTTCAGTGTTCTTGTGTGTAGTACTTGCATCTCGATAGGCATATCCAGCCGAATCGTTGCGAAGATTGACAACTTTTCCAATAATCACATCGTTCTCTTGAAGTGTTGCATGTAGAATGGGTATTCCAGCATCACTCACACCTGCGTAGGATGTGTTCTTGTATTTGCGTGTCAAGTGCTTCATAGGTTTCATGAACTTCTCTTCACGTCCAGACGTGATGTTGCGATGCTCTTCATCCTTGTACATCGTGTAGTAGAGACCGCGCATGAAGCCACGATTGACCGACGAACGGTTCATAATGATAGAATCCTCTTGATTGTAGCCTCCATAGCATGCAATCGCAACAATTGCATTCATTCCGTACGGCATCTCGTGCATCTTGAGGATGTTCATTGAACGTGTCTCTACAATTGGACGTGTCAACGAACATAACAAGTATCCATTCTTGTCGAGACGTTTTGCATAGTTGCCGGCATACACACACATCGCTTGCTTACCCATCGCAGACTGATAGGTGTTTCGTGGAGACTGATTGTGATCCGATAACGGAATGCTGCTTGCCATATGACCAATCAACATACTTGGGTGGATTTCGTAATGTGTATGATGAGGTGTCATCGATGCAGCATCCAACGCAATTCGCAAGGTTTCCGTTTCCGATGCATCAATGTATTCAATACACGTCTTCATCCAGGTATTCCAGTCTGAGCCACGAGCAGGCCATGCACAGCCCACTCGAAACACCGGTCGAACTAGACGTCCTGCATCGGTTTCAATGACAATGCTGTTCATCAACGTATACCATGCAATCGAGACGTGAGGATGAATGCGGAAGGAGTGTTTCGCAGCACGCAAATGATCGGCAAGACGTTTGGGATCATGTGTGTATCCAACGATCACTCCATTGAGTGTGACTGCTGTGCCCTCGTAGACACGTGCAGTATCGACCCATGTAATACTTCCTTGGTCTTGAAGGAAGTGAAGCAATGTATTGGAAGGAACGTGTTGACTAATGCTGGTCAATAAGCTCATATTCTTCACAATACCCACTGAATGACCTTCGGGTGTCTCCACTGGACAGACAAAGCCCCACGACGTTCCGTGGAGTTTACGAGGTGCCAACAACTTACCTGACTTTTCCACTGGAGTCTGAATACGTCTGAGGTGGCTCAAGGTGGCTGTATAGGACATACGTGTCAAGACTTGAGAGACACCTACTTTGGTCGCATTGGATAAGGAGGTTGAGCTCGAGGTTCCAAGTCCTTGAACTGTAAAGTTTCCAGTAGCCAATGCCTGTTTGAGTTTACCTTCGATGGTCGATAACTTCATGATCTTGTAGAGATTGTTGATGTTGAGAATGTCCATTGGACGAGGCGACTCACCCTTCTTCCATGAATCGTTATTGACTTCTTGTACGAATTCATTGCGAGTATCATTGCAGACTTTCTGAAACAGTTGACGGAACAAATGGGTCAGCAACGATCCTGTAGTGACCACACGCTTGTTTGGATAGGCATCACGATCATCCAATGGAATTTGCTTGTGGCATGTGAGAAGAAGTCGTCGGATCATACTGGCTGTCAAGAGACACTTGCGCGCATTGTGAACTGGAAGTCCCATCGGTTCACCTGCAAATCGAACATGAGGTAAGTATTCACTTCCTAGCAATTGTCGAACATAGGCACATTTGTCTTCTTGATTGGTTGTGTATTGTAGATGGTTCGAAAGATATGAGACTGCAGCTTCTTGCGTAAAGATATTGAGTTCGGCACATTCACGGAACGAAGCGCCTAAGAGTTCAATGTGTGGATCGTCTAAGCTTCCCCAGATCAAGCGAGCAATCTCACGATCGTGTAGAACTCCAAGCGCACGGAAGAAGACAATCACTGGAACGTCTTCTCGGAATCGAGGCACACAGGCCATCAACGGATATCCGAACCCATTGAACTTGGAAGACACACGGATCTCTAGCTTCTTGGGTGGTAATGTGAAGCTCTCGTGCAATGACTTCATCTCCACTGAATACGTATGCTTACTTGCAGTCTTCTTGGCTTGAAACACCATCATGCGATTGTCGGCTACCTTCTCTTGACAGAGGATGGTTCGTTCAGACCCATGAATGATAAAGTAGCCTAACGGATCGTGTGCACATTCACCATACTCTTCGAGGGAGAGTGGGTAGTCTTTGAGAAGGCAGAGTGAAGATCCTAACATGACTGGAAGCTTACCTAAACTGATGCCTTCAAACACACGTGACTCTTCATCGTAGGTATCCAACTTGGGACCCTTATAGGTTCGTGCAGTAAAGCGTACATCTGCATACATCTGCGATGCATAGGTAAAGTTGCGCACACGAGCCTCCATTGGAAGCATAGGTTTGATGCGTCCAGTTGCTTCTTGTATGCGTGGTTTCATGTAGCTGATCTTTTCAAAGGACAATTTGAATTCATATTTGTATTTCTTGATCTCTGGGTCTTGTTCATGCCACACGGTAATGGGAGGAGTGGACTGAATGATTAAGGGGATCTTGTTGCGAACAAAGTCATCGAACGAATCAATTTGATGATCTACCAATCGTCGCACTCCATTTGAGAAATGAGCTTGAACGGCATCCCAACAGTCTGTCATCGTGCCTAGTATAGCGTAGTGTAGCTGTAAATAACCTTTGTCCGTTTTGAATAATGAGCGACGGAGGAATTCGAATAGTTAAAATGGGGGATAAATCACCTGCCAAGAAGAAACGTACAGTCCAAGAAAAACAGCCTAAATATGGAGTTCTCAAGGGAGGGAAGACTATGCGGAAGACACCTCGCTTTGAAGCAGTTGCAGACCCTGCAAAATCTCCCAAGTTGAAGAAGACCAATCGTATACGAATTCTCACCGAGAAGGGAGCCAAGACGAGACGTGCGCGAATTGCCGAAGATGCTCAAAAGTTGCCGATCCAAAGCATTCGTGCAACCCTCCGTGCGAACCGCCTACCGGTCAAAGACACCACCTCTGAGAAACTGGTTCGCAAGATTTACGAAGACGCTCAAGAAGCTGGGATGATTTCCTCGTAATACATCAATGACGTCCATATGGGGCCCACTTGGATGGATGACTTTACATTCTGTTGCCGCAGCCTACCCTGACTCTCCGACCTCGTCTGAGCGAGATCTGATGTTTACATTTATCGATCTGTTTCGTGATACGATCACATGTCCACATTGTAAGGATCATTTTGCAAACCTTCTTGAAAATTACCGTAAACAATTCCCTTCCATGCTTCAGTCTCGTCACGAGTTTATGATGTTCACCTTTCGAGCACATAATGCAGTGAATAGACGATTGAACAAACCACTTCAACTGACGGTCGAAGACTGTTTGAACACACTTCAAAACAATGTTAAAACACGAAGTGCAAAAGACTATCGAACTGCGTACTTTAATCACATTGCACGTCATTGGTCAATTATGCAAGATGTGAATGGCATAGTGGCATCCAAGAAGATACGTGAAATGAGAAAAATTGACGGAGACTATCTTACTTCACGCGATACGAACTTCCAAATTCAATTACGATCGGATGTAACTGTACTTCCTCGCGATAGTCTTGAGAAGGATCCACAGGAAATTCAAACTAATCCCTTCGTTCTCCCTCGAGGTGAAGTGCGTGCTGGATTCAGAATTACGTCCAAAGGGTTTCGGTTACGGTAGTCAATGTACCTCGTGGCAAAGACACCCAAGGATCTGTCTCCCACGCAAATCGTTTCATCCAAAGATTTCGAGTTTCAGTCTCTTCAGTATAGAGTTCATCTGGAAACGTAGACGCAAGTCCTGTAGTGTGAAGACTGTGTTCCGGTAGAATGAACTGTAGTTGTTCCTCAACGGTCATTGTGGGAGTAGGATGATCCCATTGAAATTCGGTAGGACGTTCATAGAGATCGATGGTTTGAAGTAACGGAGCTTCTGGATAGGGGTAGACCCATTCCCAGTCCAGAACTTCTGAAGTCGTAAAGTAGTGATAGGTCCATTCATACGTCTTCCAAAACGCGAAACACACTGGCTCCCAATCAACCACTCCGTCCATCAAATGACATCCAAATCTTGATTCAAGTGCGTGTCCATCAACAGCAATCACTCGACGATTTGCGTTGCTTGACCGTTTGACTAACAGCTTAGTCTCATCTTTATCCGCATCGTTTCGATTTGCGTAATAGACCGCACGCGCATATCCATCTTCGCGCAATGAAAACATGGCGAGGGTGGGCATGAAATCGTTTCCAAAACACATGATACTCATTCGGATATAGGTTTCTTTATCGATTGGAAGTACACGTTCAAGGGCTTGAATGGACAATGAAGCAAATCCAGTCTCGGTCTCACGTAAGACTTGAATGTTGCCTAGATGACTTTGAGCGAGCGCAATGACAACGAGGTCGGCGTCCAGTCCATAAATACAAATCGACTTGCGATCTGTTTCAGGTATTCGTTGGAGCCACGTAAAGATCTTATGCTCTCCTTCACCGGCTTCTGACGTATCCGACACTTCAAGTTCCGGATAGATGAACTTCAAGGTAGTCGCAAGCTTCTTCATGAATGGTGTGCCTGGGGAAATTTGATGCTTATCAAATCCTTCCGAGTCGGCACGTCGCATACGTCGGTATCGTTGCTGAACCATCTTTGCATACGGAACCAGTCCGTCAAAGGCAATGTAAACTTTCTTGGCGCGAACGGTGTTTGTCAATAGGTCGTTGAGTGCTACCACGATACTCCCTACTGGATTTTCAGCGCGTAGGTATGCGTGAATGAAACAATTGAAGTCAATTCCTAGGACATCCACGTCAAGGGGAGCTTTACAGGGTGTTTGAAGATGTTTGTGCGTTCGGATCAAGGAAGCAACATAGTAAGGGATACCCATACTCTACTGTGCGCTCCAGCGTGAAAACATATGCCTCGCCCAAGAATAAATGACATGGCTTTGGATCTTAGCCCTCGCGGCTCTAGTCGTGGGTCTCTATGTTTTGAATTTGCAACGAATTGAAACACCTCCATCGTGCAATACCTGTCCCAATAAAAAGAATGTCCTTTGAAAAATTTTCCGCGTTCAGTATCAAATGAACTATATGTACTTGCTCACCACTGCGATTCTCTTCTACTTGTTGTCCCCAGGCGTTTTGATTTCCTTACCACCAGGATCAAGCCACATGGTTCAGCTCGCTACCCACGCCATTGTCTTTGCCGTGGTCCACAAGTATGTCCAACATGGACTGCTCAAACAACATTAAACTCTCTTAACAGTATAAATGCCAAGCTTGGAAAAACAACTTGAAAATGCCAAGAAGGCGGTTGAAGTTGCGAAGGAAACTTATAAAAACGCCAAACCTACTCCAGCTAAATTTGAGGAGTTAGGATATGGTCGTATGAATGAAAGAGATATTGAGTATTGGGTTAAACTTCATCGCAAAAGCAAGGAAAAACTATTACAACCTGCAATCAAAGCCTTGAAAGCGTTGGAAGTTGCTGAGGCAAAACTTGGGCGAGCAGAAGTCAAGGTTCACAACAAGAAGGCAGGAACTCGTCGATCAAAGCGACGCTCCAATAAAACTCGCCGCAGTATATAAATGGAGAAGTTTCTAGACGCGTTATATAAGCGACTTGACGCTATGGAGGTAACTCTTGCACGTGAAAAGGCAAAGGGTCATAGTACGAATATCACAGAAAACGCCATCAAGGATGAAAAAGCAAGAATGGTACCTAAGATTCTTAAGAAGGGGGCAACGATAGATAAGAGAATTAAAACGTTGAAGGCAAAGGGCAAACTTGACGAAGCCCGTGCGTTACAAAAGGATGCAGATACATTGAAGAACTATGCTACAAAACTCAATTCAAGTAGGGGTGGAACTCGTCGTGCAAAGCGACGCGACAAGGGAACTCGTAAAAACGGATTCTAATCGGTCAGGCAGTTAGACCTCCCCCTCCTCTACAATGTCTCTCACCTTCATCTATCAATCATTCACACACATCCTGACCTACGAAACTTTCTGTAAAGAAGCAATGCTACAGAGAGTAGCATGGTCCGAAACCAAAGAAGAGTTCAAACTACGATGCGAAGCCGCATGGTCTAAACTCTCCAGCTACTGCACCAACGGTGTCTTCGAGTTCGACTTCATACATCGCTCATTCAACGAACTATGTAAACAGGATATCGTCTACGCAGTCGACGACATTATCGAAGAACTATGTCTCACCGTCGAAGACCGCGACTACAAATGTATCCCTCCCTATATGTTGGCTCCTTTATCAGAAAGCGAGCACTGTGCATTCGCAGACTGTACTACCTGCGATCCTGTACACCGCAACACTTTACCTGGCGAATGTAAGACAGCCCAATGCGACGATTGTGGCGACTTGTTCCAGATTGAAGATATGGATACCTTCGATGGAATCTGCTTACCCTGTTCAATGAAAACACTCAGCACCCATGAAAAAAGGTGCTACTGCGGTTCAGAGGATAGTCTCCTCTCTCGAAAGGAGTGCGAAGACTGCTACTACGCAAATCAAGCTGGAAACCGCTGAGCCAACTGCCTCACCAATGGATGGTGATCGTACGCATACAAGTCCGACCACGCCAAATACTCTCTAAACTCTCGCTCGGGTTTGAAGAATGGAAAGGTAGGATAGCAGTTTTTCAGTGTCGCAAATGCCATAGCGATTGGAGGAACATTGTTTTGCTGAAAAGTTTGAATGAATTGTTCGATGTGTATACGTCGCTGATATTCAGGGAAGGAATCAATATGTTTACGGAGTGCGTCCATTACTACTATCGAGTTGTTCTGATTTAAATGTATAGTCTTCTATTCAAACATGTCCTGTGCCCAAATTGCTTCCGCGTACTCCAATACAACCCTAAAGAAGGTGGTTAATGTCTATCAAACTCAGTTCCTCGACTTCAAAGCTTCAGGTCTAGGGGATTACCTTCGTGGATCGATGATGATGTTACAACTTCTTCGTACTCTCGAAAAGTATACCGGAGTCCATGTAGACTTTGATATGGATATGCGAAATCATCCAATGAGTAAGTTTTTAGTCTGCGATGAGGCGTTGGAACGACCTGCAAACTACCCAACTCTCGGAAACTTCCATGTGGATTCGCTCTTGGTTAACCAAGACGAAGAAGACATTGCGTATCAACACATTGTGCGTGAAGTTGTTCGCTATTTCAACAAGATACAACACCCTACCTTCTTTGCCTACTGTTGTAAGGATCTTGTTTTTACAGAAATCTTAGACTCTGAGAAAACCTTCATTCGTTCTAGACTTCAACCCAGTGCTGAACTTGAGGCTTATATTTCAAGCTGTTTGACCCAACTGAATGTTACAGGTGCCTACACAGTTCTCCATGTTCGATTGGACGATGCGATTTGCTTCCCTCATGCAGTCGGATCCAGTCAGGCTACCTTGAACGACCAATTGATGATAGATTTAGTTGCGGCTGTGCGTGCAAAGGTTGATGCAGACAAGACCTATGTTTTGATTTCAAATAGCACAGCAGTGAAAGATGCACTTACTGGTGGGAACATTCATTCCCTTCCCACAGCGATCTGCCACATCGGACAGAATCAAACACCGACCGATGAGCAGTTGCGAGACACTTTGTTAGACTTCTTTTTGATGTCGCGTGCCTCTGAGGTTGCAGGGTTCAGCACCTATCAACGCACTGGGTTCAGTTTGGAATGTGCTACCATCTACAACATTCCATACACATTCACATGGGTCGAGGATAAGGAGGAGAAGGAACGAAGGGCTAAGATGGAAGCAGAGTTCAGGACCAGGATGGGTCTCTACGCTTAACTTCCTTGCAAAGGTTGTAGAGCGGTCCTTCGGTTTTTAGACGGAGCGGTTCTTGACACTGCTGACGAATCGAAAGAAACATAAACAGGAGTCGCAGCATTGTTCATTAGAAAACGGATTTATCCCAATCGAAGTGCATTCAACATCCCCCCTTTCACAGAATGGACGATTGTTCAATTTGTTTTGAAGCACTCACAGCCTCTACCGGCCACTGCACCTTAGGGTGCTCACACACCTTTCACCTCGCATGTATAGGACGATGGACGAACCATTCCAGTTCATCCTGCCCCCTCTGTCGCAAAGAACTCAGCGACACCGAACGTATCGTTAAACCGGAGCCTGACCTCCCTGATCTTGAAAATCAAGCTCCAAGTCGTAGTTGGACGAACTCAATTATCAATATGCTCCCACGACGAATGATGTTTACATTGCCAGCACGATCAGGTCAAAGTATACTCGACAACATAAACGATCTCATTCACATGACGGAAGTTCCGATTAATATTGGAAATGGAATATCAGTCTCTGAAGCTGATATTAAGATCGTGATGGAACGAGCCAATGTCAGTCGTAGTTTAGCGGTTCGTAAACTTCGCGAGAACGACGGAAATGTAGCCGAATCCATCTATGACTTGAACCGTGAAGAACCTGAGAGTAGACTGCCTTCACCTCCTCCACACGATCCACTTGAACCGACCGATGACATGCTCACTACATGGGCATTGGAACGGCTGTTCAGTAAAGGAACCCTACTTGGAAATTATGGATATGAAAGTCTAGAACACGTTCATTATAGAACAACTCAGGCGTTTCGGTATGGGTTTTGGATCAATCCTGAGTACAGAAACATTCCGAAGAAACGTAGATCCGATTCCCTCTAGGAACTTTAACTAGAGAGCTTAATAAACGCTATGTATACGTGGATTTTAGTTGCAGGTGCATTCAATTCGTTCATTGATGCGTGCGGAATCGGAGCCAATGATCTAGCTAACTCCTTTGGAACCACCTATGGCTCAAAGGTGCTATCTGTCGCCCAAATTATTGGACTGGCTTCGATTTTTGAATTTGCAGGTGCTATGGCATTGGGTAGTCCAGTGACCAACACACTTGCAGGAAGTATTTCAAATGTTACCTTCTTCAAATCTCAACCCTATGTTCTCATGTATGGAATGCTATGTGCACTTGCTGGTTCAAGCACTTGGCTCTATACAGCTACCTATCTAGGTCTACCGGTATCGACTACGCATAGTATTGTAGGTGGTATTATGGG